TAATCTACAATTTCTGGTTTTTCAAGGACGTAATCAAAATCGGAACAACGCTCATCTTTCTCCTCTTCGGTTAACGTTTTTTTCTTGCATTTGGCCTTACCTAAAACCACACCATAAACGGCATACGGTAAATCATTACTCTCATAATTTTCGTAGTCGTCCATATCATCTGCAAATTCGTGCGCATCAGTGGCACCAGCCAAACAAGCCTCTCTTGCTTGCTCTAATGTTTCAAACAAATTAATAATATGGATATCGTTTGATATATCCACTGAAAAATATTTGGTCATTTTGTCATCTCCAATTAATCAACTAACACACTTAACAAACAACATCCAATGCGTATTATTTAGCCTGCCGGATTTATGTCCGATAATCGGTGTTGCTCCAATTGTGGATAAAATCTCTTTTACCGTGATTTGCGTTTCCGCCCACTTAAAAATAAGCGATCCGCCGTCATCAAGCACCCTCATGCACTCATCAAAACCTTTTTTAAGTTGCGTTCGCCAATCCTCGTCAAGCCGTCCGTATTTTTTGACTAACCAAGATTTGTCACCGCCTTTTATTAAGTGAGGAGGGTCAAAAATAACGCATTTGAAAGATTTGTCCGGATAGGGCATGTCCATGAAATCGTGTATAACGTCTGGGTTAATTGCAAGATGTCTATCTTTACCCTTATCCTTAAATGTAGTTTTTAGCTTGCGATTGTCGGCAAATAAAACATGTGGATTTTGCTTGTCAAAATGAAACATCCGCGACCCGCAACAAGCATCTAAAATTGGCTTGTAAGTCATAATTACCTCAAAATAAAAGACGCTCCAAGTAAGCGTCTTTATTAATCATCTTCATTCTTTTTAAAGAAATCATCAAAACTAATCGGATATGGCATATTCGTTACTTTGCCGGTTTCGTCGATTTTCATATCGATATAATCGCCGTATTCGCCCGGAATAACTCGATTTGGGACGTAGTTGTAAGAAATTTGCGCAACATACGCGCCGTCTTCATCCAGTAATGTGTAAATGCCTTCGTCAACTACTTTTAATGAAAAACTTCCTGATTTGCCCTGTGGCCAGTTTACTATCTTGTTGGTATCAAGGTCTATTTTCGCAATCCATTCATCGCCTTTGCGCATTGGAAAATCAAACAGCATGTCTTCTTCACCGTATCTGACCGGTACTTTAATTGCTATGTATTTAATATTTACTTTTTTGACTGTTGGGACTTCAACGAACATTTTATGTCTCCTTTATAAGGTTTGTAATCCACCACCGGCAATACATCAACAAGCGGTCGCGGTGTGTTGTAATCTTGCTTTGCGCTAAATTGACTGTTAGCCCACTTGATAAAGTGATTAACATAATTTTGTACTACGCACGGGTAATTAGCCGTTTCAGCTATTCTGATAATGTCGCTTCTCAGCTCGGAATCAAACAACAGCCAGTGTTTTTTAGCGTCATCTATTGCCCGCGTAACGGATGTTGCAAGTCCGTTATTCATTCTCGTGTAAAAATAACATCCGAAAATATCCACGAAGCGGGAATATTTGATGCTGATTTCAATTTCATTCATTCTTCGTACCTAAAAAATACCCACTCCGAAGAGTGGGTGCATTTATTAAATTTCTACCGTACCAATATTTACTTTGATTTCGGTATCTTTTAGCGCATCAGTTAATTTTTCGGCAAATTCTTTCGCAATGGCTTCCTGAATTTGTTCCGCTTTAATTAAATGCGCCACCAATACAGGCGCATTGCCACCGGTAAGGATTGACAGGCGAAGCGTAAATGCTTGACTATCTAAGCCTTTGTATGTGTGCGTGTTAAACACAAAATACTTCGGTAACTGCAATTTGCTTTTGGCTTCTACGCTTTCCATGGCTGATTTAGATGCCGCAAAGTCGCCGACTTCGTGTTCTTCGTTACGCGCATAATCAAGCGTAATTTTGCGCACTGCTTGGACTGCGCTTGTTAAAGACAATTTGTTTTCATCGTCGGTATAAGCCGTGATGTAATCGCTCCAATCTTCTAGCCATTCGGAAAATTCACGCTGATCGCATTTTGAACCTTGGAAGTCGCACAATGCTTTAAATGCAGCGGTCTTTTCCATTCGCAATACTGCACGATGTTGAGCGTGTAACGGCGCTTCACGGCTGCCGACATCAAACACAATTTGGGCACCAAGATTTTTTTCATCAATAAAACATTGTGCGTCTTTCTGCTCGTGCGCTTTCGCGTAAGCAATCAAACTATTAAAGTTATAAGTGTTGAACGTGGCGCGGAAGTTGTTACGGTGTTTATTGTGCTTTTCGAGTGAATGCACCGCCATGTTTTCCGGCAGAATTGCGATAGGATAATCACTATTTCCGACACGAATACTTGATAACACCAGGTCTTGGATTTGCTTTAAATTTTGTTCCATTATTGGATCTCCATTTTTTTGTTGTTGATAAAAATTACCGATAATTAATGCGATTAATTAGGGCGTTTTAATGTTGCTTTTTGTTCAAATGCCGGATCGTCACTACCTTTGAACATTGGCATTTGTTCTTTATCAGGGGTTACGCTTAATGCGCCGCCCTTATGAACAAACATAGGTGTTGCGGTCGTATCTTCTTCGGCAGACTTACCGCGTTTTGTCGGCTTGACATAACTTAGCTTGTGCTGAATTTGAACTGACGGATTGTCGCTATCCGCTTTCTTCAATGTGAATTCAACTTTCACTGTGCCTTGTTTATCGTGCGCCAATACACCTAAAGCCACTTCGGAAAGTGCGGTAGCAAGTTTGTTTTCAAAGATTCCTGCGTCTAATTCGCCCAAGAATTCATGAACATCTGTTTTTGCCATTTTGTTTTCTCCTGTTTTGGATTGTTGATTGATTTTGAAGTAATAAAAAAGCCACTATTCGTTAGTGGCTTGTGGTGTTTTGTCTTGTGGTACGTTAGGAATTTGAACCCAATCGTCCTTAATTGTTGATTTATTCCAAAGTGTCCCATCATCGCATAGTGCTGTTAATGACCAAAATAACTGATGGAATTGCGTTTCTGGCACTACACTTTCGGATATTTGTATAATCTTTCTAGCCATTTTTATAATTTATAAGCCCTCAATGTGTTTAAAAATTGCGGAATTAATTTGTTAAATGCGGTCATTAGCGCTTGATCACGATGTGTGGTGAAAATGTAAAGTGGCTGTTTTTGGTACTCCGGGCAGTAACTCACAAAATCCCATGTTTCATAGCCTGTCACCCACAAATTCGCTTGCACTTGGATGACATATTCAGACGGAACGCCGCCCTCTAATAAGTAGCGAATGTGCGTACTCATTTTCGGGCATTTGATTTCCAAGCCTTTTTTGAGCTCAGGAATTAGTCCATCCGGGCTAACCATCACTTCTTTGTTTTCATCAAGATATACACCGCCGACTTGCGTTACGGCATTTCCCGTGATGAATTCATAGGCAGAACGGGCAAGCGGCTCAAGTTGATTTCCACGCTCCATGAATCGTGACTTAAAAGATTCGTCTTGTAGTCCGATTATGCTTTCTTCAATCAACTCAGCTATGTACTTGATTTGTGCGCTTGATTTTTTACCGGTTGCCGTCACAATGTTTTCAAAGCCCGTTGCGGTGGGGATACCTAAACGGGCTTTTAACCATTCTTCCGAGCCTTGTTCGCAATCAAGCGTTATTAATCCGTCAATCATACGGGAATATCCTCACCCAAATTATCATCTTTGGATTGTTGCTTATTTAGCTTATCTAGCAGTTTATTAATTATGCGTTCAGCATAAATTCTGTGAATTTGCTCAATACTTGGTGCATTACCGGCGGCGGCTAATAAACCAACCATATCGGATTTGGTAACTTCAACCAGATTTTTAATCTGCTCAATTTGCTCATCCGTAACCAATTCTACGCTTTGTCCATTAATGATATTTGATTTATCTTCAGGTGGATTAATCTGATCTTCGTTTACCTCATCCGCAGTAATCACTCCACCAAGCTCATCAGGAAAAGCCTTTCGCAATGCCCCAGCTTCTGCACATTTGGCTAATTGACCGCGAGGACGCTTGCTCCACACCGAATTCAGATTGCCATCCTTAGTAGTCGCACAGGCTTCGGTAAAATACTCAGTGTGCGAGAACGCACAACGCTCGCCATTGATAAAGCGATAGACAGTAACTCGACACCATTCGGGGGCATCCATGCCATTAAAAGATATAATCTCTCCGAAGACCGGATCATCTTGCCCCGCCATTTGTCCCGTGCGGAAAGCTGTTATACGCTGTTCGTAAATGCCCGGCATAATCACATCGCGCCATTGCTTGTTGCCTGTTTTTGCGTCGGTTACGTTCATTGGAACGATATGGCATGGTTTTTTTAGAATATCTAACTTGCGAGCCTTACAATAATCTACCGCCAGAATAATGCTTTCATCTTTAGCACCGGGGAATACGCTATTTTGTAGCGTACTCCAAACAGCAAGATCGATATTTCTTTCTTTGAGTGCGGTTTGAGTGTTTGCTGGTAATGTCATTTTGTTTCATCCTTTAATTCATTTTTCTTAGTGATACATTGTCGCCGTACTGTGCTTTGACCTTGCGAGCTAAGGCGATTGCTTGTTCTTGCGTGCCGGTAAATGCAATGCGGATTTCAAAGTTAAATGTTAGCTCGTCAGAAAGTGCGGTCGAATTTTCTTGTGTTTTTTCTACCGCACTTTGCGTTCCCATTTCTTCTGCAACGGCTTGCGCTTCCGCTTTTACCTTAGCCTCTTCTTCGGCTTTTGCTTTTAACTCTGCCTCACGCTGTTGTTCGTCATTTACTCGCTCAGCAATAATTGGCTCAAGATCGTCCGTGCCGGCAACTAATTGCAGTGCGTCTCTAAATAAATGCTCATAGGCAACCGGAATCATTTTTAAACGCGCTGTAATTCGTGCGGATTCCTGGGCCAATTCGGCAAGAATTAACGTTTTTTCGGCATTAACTGATTTAACTAATCCATCGAGCGTTCTTTTATTTTTTGTCGCCTCTTCGATCCGCTTTGTTATCACTGATTTTGGCATCGTTTGCTCAATTGCAAGAGATACAGAGCTTTCATACTTGCCACGAATTTCCGCAATTTCATCAAGCGCACCATTGATAATGTTTTGTTTAATTTCTGATTCTTTTAATTTAACCAGCTTGTCACGTGCCAAGCGCTCTTGTCTGAAACGCTCCGCAATGTTTTCAGCGGAGGTGATTAATGCCGCAATCTCACCGCTTTGTGCCGACTTAATCGCTGCACGGATTTTATCTTCAACCTCTTTCAAAGTTTTGACTTCTTCTTTTGCGGCCGCAAAGTCATCATCTGTTTCAAACTTGCTCGTGAGCGTTGCAAGAAATTGGTCAGCTTGTTTTTCAAAGTCGGCGATATTACACGCCAGCACTTTACTTTCTGTGCTGATAATT